CGTCACCACGCCCGCGAACAGCGACGTGGCCGCGATGTTGTCGTACAGCGACACCTGGGAAAGGTCAGGGATGCGGAACGTCGGCGACGACTGCCCCTGCCAGTCATCGACCAGCGGGATCGTCGCGGTGTCGCCTTGGCGGCCGAAGTTCTGGTTGATCGTCAACTGGTTGCTGGCCCCGGACCAGGCCAGGTTGCTGGTGTAGTTGGTGGCTGTGCCGCCCGGCGGGGTGATCGTGAGCGTGAGGCTGGGGGTGGAGATCACAACCCACCCCCACCCGGCCCGTCACGATTCCGACACAACCCCGGCGGGACGCTCACCCCACGCCCGCCAGGCCAGGAAGACTGCCGCGCATGACCATCCCCGCGCCACCGAAGCCACCCGCGATGTCGCTCATCTCCTACGACAAGGAAGGCAACATCTGCGTCCCCAAGCCCAGCAGCTTCCGCAAGTGGAAGCACCCCGCCCGGCAGGTCACGATCCACACCGTCGACCAAGGCGGACGCCTCACCCTCACCCGAGTCGCCACCCTCGGCGTGTTCGCCCTCGGCGCGAAGAAACGCAAGATCAGCGTCGTCCTCGTCACCGACGCGGGCGAGACCTTCACCCACGAAGTCAACGGCAAAAGCGCCGAAGCCACCCTGGCCTGGGCCGTCGCCTTCAACGCCTGGCGAGACGCCACCCGCTAGAGCATCCCTCCGTTGAACTTGAGGCCGGCGGAGGGGCCGATGGTCGTCGCGATCCGCTTGCCGATGGTGGCCGCGAGCTGGTCCATCGCCGACTGGTTCGCCACCACCGCCCCCCGCAGGTCGATCGTGATAGCCGCGCCCCCGCCGCCCCCACTACTGGCCCCGGCCAGGGCGGGCAGCCCGGCGCCGATGCCCGCGAAGCTGCTCGTCACGCTCGTGCTGACACTGGCGGGCAGCGCGGCGGCCATCGTCGCGACGGCTTTCTGAGCGACCGCGGCGTGCTGCTGCACACCCGCGGCGATGCCCTCCGGGATCCACCGGCCGATCTCGTCACGGAACAGCTTCGACGGGGACCCGATGCCGAGGAACGACTTCGCGGCGTTCAGCGCCGACTTCGCCATGTTCCCGAGGGTGGAGAACAGCGAACTGCCGGCGTTCTCGATACCGGAGATGATGCCGTTGATGATGTCCTCGCCGATGCTGACGAACCACGAGCCGATCCCCGACAGCCAGTGCAGCGTCTGGTTGATCGCCGTCTGGATGGCGTTGGAGATGTCGTCGAAGATCCGCGTGACCATGTGCCACGCCTGCTCCAGCGGGCTCACGATGTACTGGTAGATCAGGTTCCACGCCTGGGCGATGTAGCCCATGAGCCAGTGGGCCGCCGCGACGATCGCCGCGTTGATGGCCTGGAACACGGAGACCAGCCAGTGATATGCCGCCTCGATGGGCTGCACGATGTAGGTCTTGATCAGGTTCCAGTCGGTCTGGGCGGCGCCCTTGAGGAAGTCCCAGACGGCGACGAAGAAGCCCTTGACCGCGTTCCACACGGTCTTCGCCGTTTGCTCGATCTGCTCGTGGAAGTGGTTCCAGATCGAGATGAGGACCCCGATCGGCGGCAGGAAGATCATCAGGAGGAGCGGCCACCACTTCGCGAAGAACCCCACGATGCTGTTCCACACCGATGTCGTCACGTTCGCGATGGCGTTCCAGATCCCCGACAGGAAGTTCCACACCGTCTTCGCCGCGCCCACCACCGCGTCCCACGCCACGACCAGCGCATGCCACGTCGCGTCAGCGGCCTGCACGATCGCGTGGAACGCCGTCTCCAGCGCATGCCACAGTCCCGTGAAGACGGAGGCGACGAACTTCCCGACATCGTTGACCACGTCGCGGAACGTCTTGAAGTGCGTGTACGCGTAGATCAAGCCCCCCACGACGGCCGCCAAAAGAACCACCAAGATCGTCAACGGTGAGGCGTCCATCACCGCGTCGAGGATCCCCTGCGCGATCGCCCACAGCCTCGTGACCGCCGAGATGGTCTTGATGATGCCCACCACGGCCAGCGCCGGGCCAACGATCGACGCGATCAGCCCAATGATCTTCTGGTTGTGGGAGATCCACGACGCCATCGGCCCCAGCACCCCGGCCACCGCACCCGCGACCTTCGACACCGTCGGCAGCAGCATCGTCCCAATCGAGATCCCCGCCGCCTCGATACTCGCCTTCGCCCGATCGATCTTCTGGTTGAACGTCGACTGGATCGTCGCCCAATTGTCGACGTCCTTCCCGCCCTTCTTCGCGGCCCCCGAGATCGCGTCCACACCCGACTTGAACGTGCCCATCCGGCCACCGGTCAGCATCAACGCCGTCTTCAACCCCGTCGTGCCACCCAGCAGCTTCGACATCGCCGCGTTGTACGTCTGCGCCGCCGGCGACCCGGAAGTCAGCAGGTTGTTGAACTTGTGTGTCTGGTCCGCCGTGCTCGCGAACTGCTTCATCAGCGACGCCTGCACCGGCGACAAGCCCTTGAGGTCCGTCGTCCACTGCTTGCTGGTGATCGACCCGTTCAGGTACGCCTGCGCGAGCCTCTGCAGGTTCGCGGGCATCGCCTTGATCTCCGTCTGCGCGTTCGCCGCCGCCTGCTTCGAGGCATTGAACGTGCTGATGAGGACGTCGCCGCCCTTGGTATTCCGGGCCACCGCCTGCGTCAGCGCATCAAGGGTCCCGGTGAGGCCGACCTTGCCCAGCGACTTGGACACCTGGTTGGAGTTCAGCCCGAGCGCCTGCATCTCCTTGATCTGCACCGCGTTCGGGTTCTGCAACGACGAGATGGTGTGCGCCAGGTCCTGAGTCGCCTGCTGCGCCGACATGTTCTGCGCCGTCATCGTCGCGATCGCAGCGCCGATCTGCGCGAAGGAGATGCCCGCCGCCGCCGCCACGGGCGCGACGTTGCCCAGCGAGGACGCCAAGTCCTCCATCTTCATGTCGCCCTGGCCCACCGCAGTGATGAGCTGATTCATCATCGACGTGGCCTGCGACCCGGACATGTTGTAGGCGTTCATCGTGCCCGTCAGCGCCTTGGAGACCGTGTCCAGATCGGCGTTGCCGACCTTCGCGCCCTCCGCCGCCGCCTTCATCACCTGCAGCGCCTGCGCCCCGTGGTACCCGGCCGACTCCACGTGGTACATGCCAGCGGCCATCTGCGTTGTTGACGTGCCGGTCTGCGCGGACAGGGCGAGCATCCCCTGCTGGATCATCGCCAGGTTCTTCTGCGACTCCCCGGCGTCCGTGACCAGGTGCTGGGTCATCGACTGGAAGTTGCCTGCGGCCTTGACGGACTCGTAGCCGATCGCGGCGACGCCCAGCGCCCCGTACTTCATGGCCTTCGACAGCGCCGACGCGCCAAGCGCGGACGATGCTTGCCGCTGCGCCAGCCTCGCCTGCGCCGCCGCGGCCGCGTCAGTCTCCACCGCAGACTCGGTGTTCGCGGCGGCGGCGGCCCGCTCAACCTCCGCCTGCCGCTCTTGCGCGGTCGTGGCCTCGCGGGTCGCCGTGGTCGCGCGGCGCTCGGCGGCGGTGAGCGCGTCAGCGGCCTTCTCTACATCCTGCGGGGTGACCAGCGCGGCCTGCTGCGCCCGCGCGTCCGTCAACTCCCGCGTCGCCAGCGTCGCCTTCTCCTCCGCCGCCGTCACGGCGGCAGTGGCCTGCGCGAGCTCGTCCTCCGACGCCTTCGCCTTGGTGGCGGCCTTGAGCGCGGTACGGGCGTCCTTCAGCTCCGTCGCCGCAGCCGTGGCCTTCTGCTGCGCCGCAGCCACCGTCTCGGCCGCTGTCGCGAGCTCGTCCTCCGACGCCGCCGCCGCGCGGGCCTCCAACAGCGCGGCCTCAGCGTCCGCCTGCGCCCTGGTCGCGGCGGTGAGCTTCTCCTGCGCCGTCGCCGTACGAGCCGCGGCGAGCTCCAACGCGTCCGCCCCAGAGGCGGTCTGCAGCAGACCCTCATCGATGCGGGCACCGGACTCGACCGCCGCCGTCGCGGCCTTGACGGTGTCCGCCTCGAACTGGTTGAGGCTCGCATCGACGCGCTCGAGGACCTTGGACATCTCGTCCGTGGCCTTGAGTACGGCGAGGATCGTGAACGCTTCACCGAGCGCCATGCCGAGCAGCCCCCTTTCGTTGCTGGGCCTGCTCTTCGCGTTTGATCAACTGGATGAAGAGGCAGTAGTCCTCGACCTCGCGGGCCGGGCGGCCTGCGAGGTCCTCACGCCTCAGGCCAAGTTGCTGCCACAGTTCCCGCTCCATCAGGAACGTCGACAGGCTCTCCGGCCCCGCCGAGCCCATCCGGATCGCCGCCTGAGCCTTCATCAGGAAACTGGGCCCGCTCGGCCGGCGTGAGCGGCTTGTTGGACTCCTCGATGGCGTCGTGGATCTGGTCGAACACCGCCTCGGGGAGGCGGCGCACGGACTGGATGTTGATCGGCCAGATGGTGCCGTTCGGGTCGTCGAGGTTCCAGTTGACGATGCTGGCGCAGACCATCTCGGTGCGGGAGCGCCACACGTCGGGCCGCATCTGGGGTTTGCCGTCGACCACGGACACGGACTGGAGGGCGGCGGCGGACTTCTCCGTCGCCCCGTGCTGGAGGTGCTTGCGGAGCTCGACCCAGTACTCGCGGTCGGGGTGGGGGATGGTGATGCGGTAGGTGCCTTCGTAGGCGGACAGGAAACCGGACATGGGGGTGCTCCGTGAGGGTTCGGGGGCATGAAAAAAGCCCCGACGCGGCGGGGCGGGCGGCGGTGCGGGCTGGGGCTAGTACGGCAACCAGGCGTTGTTCGCGATCGTGGCCTGAATGGTGTATTGGCTGCTCCCAGAGAGGGGGCGGCTGGCCTCCCACGAGAGGCTGCTGAGCACAATATCTTCCGCTTTTAGGTCGTTGCCGTACTTGGACAGGGCGATCTGCGGGATCGCGAGCGTCACCGACCCGGCGGACGAGGGGTGCGCGAGGGTGATGTTGAGCGCGCCGAGGGTCTGGTTGTACATGCGGTTGAAGTCGCCGTAGGTGGCGTCGGTGTTGCTCGACCACACCGCATCGACCGTGCCGGACACGTGCAAGGTTGTGGGCGTGAGGAAGCTCGGCCCGTGCTGCCCGCTGTAGGTGTACGTTTCCTTGATCGCGTTGTCGATGTTGACGACGACGTTCGCCATCTCCGTGCGGTTCGTGCCGTAGAACGACACGGACGCCTCGGTGAACACGAACGGCGCCTCGTTCGTGATGCTGACCGGCGTCGGAGTGCTCATCGTGGCCACGGACTGGGCCATCATGTCCGCCGTGATCGCCACCGGCTCATTCCCCACCGGCGCCTTCAAATCCAGCTTGTTGACCCGGCACCCGGCCCACTGCAGCGACTGCCGGCCGCCGATGTTCTTCTCCACCGTCAGACTGGGGAGGCTGTTCTGCTGCTGGATGATGTGCGTGTACGGCGCCACCACGCCCACCACCGCCGCCCCGGAGGTGTGCCCGTAGGTCAGCGGCTGGTCGAGGGTGAACGTCGTACCTGACACGGTGATCTTCCGGCACTCCGCCGTCGTCGTCGGCCCCGTGCCGTTCACGTCGATCTGCACGACCTGCCCGGTGGAGAACCCCGACGCGGAGGCCACCGTGATGCTCGACGCCCCAGCCGTCACCGTCCCGGACAGCGTCGTCGACCCCGACCCGGCCGTCCCGACCACGCCCGCACCGGCGATGTTGTCCGCGCCGATCGACGCCACCAGAAGCTGCATCGTGCTGGTGGGGTACAGCGGCGTGTCGATCGCACCCGCGTGCTTCTCCTCGCCCTGCAGGTTGTGGACCTGCTTGTCCCGGACGCCCATCATCAGCGTCGGCGAGAACCACCCCGGGTCGACCTCCATGGAGTTGCTCACCATGGGCGGGAAGGTGGTGGCGGTGACCGGCGTGCCGAAGGTCGTTTCCTTGGCTAGGCCGGTCGCGGACTCGGCGCCAGACGCCTCAAGAATGGTCGGGTACGCCACCGTCAGCCTCCTCATTCAGCTCCGGCCCCTGGCCGGCGGTCTCAGTGGGGTCGGGGTCCTTGGCCCGGCGCCGGGCCTTCGGGGAAGGAGCGGGCGGCGCGGCCTCGATGTCGGGGCGCCGCAGCAGGCCCTCGGCGAGTTGGTCGGGGGCGTCGAACTCGGTGCCCGGTTCCACCTCAAGCCCGAGGGCGGGGAAGGAGACGGGCCAGGGCCCGGTGTAGCGCAGCCTCAAGACGGCCTCCTACTCGGAGAGTTGTTCGGCGAGCAGCGCCTCAAGGCGCGCCCGGAACTCGGCGGCGAGCGGGCCAAGCGCCCGCTCCGGGAACCGGTTCGGGGCCGTCGCCGGGTGGATGACGTGGCGCCCGAAGACCTGGCCGGTGACCCGGTTCCGCAGCGGCCATTCCCCCTTCGAATCGATGGGGTGCTCCCGCGTCCCGCCGATCACGTAGCCCGCGTACGGGGCGGAGGAGGTGAACGTCAGCACCAGCTCGGCCGCCGAGACGGTGCGCTTCGCGGTGATCGAATCCCGCAGACGCCCCGCACCTGGGCCCTGGCCAACCGGCGCCGCCCGCTTGAGCGCAGCCTTCGCGACCGGCTGCACCTCGTCAGCCCACGCCCCCGCGACCTCAGCCCAACTAACGCGCAGGCGGCGGCTCGCGCCCGAGACCTTGACCTCGAACGCCATCAGGCCTGCACCTCTTCATCCACCTGAAGAGTGAAACGGGCCTGGTAGTACAGCATCTTGAGGGTCTGCGGGGTCCGCGGGGTCGCGTAGTCCAGGCGGAACTGCTCACCCACGTTGAGGAGCTGACTTACGTTGGGGTTGCTGGACGGCGGGGTGATGACGTTCCCGCTGGCGTCGATCGTGATCGTCGCCGGGACCGCCCACACCGTCGCCATGATCGCGTCCAACAGTTGGGGGAACGCCGTGTCCGCCGTGTCCGCGTTCGCGTTGGTCAGGTAGTCGACCCACACCCACACGTCCCACGCCAGCTTCTTGAACCCCGCCGCCCCCGGCCCGCCGCGCGGCCCGGCACGACGGGACACGTCCGCCTGACCGCCCCACACAAACGCCATCGGGCCATTCAAGGTCTGCACCGCAGGCGGCGTGACCTGCGCAGTGAGCGTCTGGTTCGTTCCCGGGACCTGGATGCCCTGCAGCACCCCCGCCACGTACTGACCAACGGCGTACAGCGGCACCAGGACCACCCCCCGCCTGGCTACCAGCCCTTGGGCGCGTTCACCGTCCGCACGTGCGTGCGCTTCGCGCCGACGTGCGCGTCCTTCGCCGTCTCCCGGACCTTCTTCTTCCGCGCAGCGGTCTTCCGCCGCGACGACTTCCTTGTGCGCGCCACCAGGCCTCCCTAGACGATTCGGCGGAACGGGTCGAGCAACAGCTCGTACTCCGCCTTCAGATCAGCCGCGCCGGACCCCGAGGACGCCTCAGTGCCGGGCATCGACTGGATCGTGATGCTGACGATGCCGCCCTCCATGGCCTGCGCCGCAGCGGCGAGAGCGCTCGCCCAGATCACGTTCGCGGGCAGTGCGGACACCATCGTCCCGGCCGCGTGCTGGTAGGCCAGGGGCGACGCGAGGGTGATCGTGCCCGGGCCGGCCTGCGCGGTCCCCGCGCCGTTCGGCAACTGCTGCGGGCTAGTCGCCGACACCGAGGCCACGGCGAGAGTCTCCGTCTGCGCGCCGTCGTAGGCGAACCCGGACACCCCGGCCCAGCCCGTCACGTCGTCCACCTGAAGAGTGCTGGCACCCGCGTTCGCCTGCGCCGTCAGCGAGGTGTGAGGCCAACCGTTGGTGTACGACACCTGAACCCGCGTGGAGTTCCGGCCGCACGCGAGCGACGGGATGTACCCGGGCGCGACCGTGATCGACCAACCCCCGTCCGGGGCCGTCGCGGACGCGGCGTCAGCGACCGCGTTCAGCAGCGGATGCGACACCTCGAAGTCACCCGACGGAACAGGCGTCCACGAGCGCGGCCACGACCGGTTCCGGGACGTCAGGATCGCCAGCACGTCGATCACCGGCCACCGCCGCATGATCAGACGCCCATTGCACGTCCCCGGCTCCAGGCCGACCCTCGGCGCGCCCGGCCCCGTCAGGAACTCATTGTCGACCGTCGCCCGCAACACCTGGGCGCAGTACGTGTCCACGATCGACGTCGCCCGCCAGCACACGTTCGTGAGCTCCGCCTGAACCGCCTCGGGCAACGCCCCCGGCTCGGGGATAATCTGCCAGCTCACCCCCGTGGGGGAGTTCTCCAAGACCGCGGGCGTGATGTACGGCGTACCGACAGCCACCAGTCACCCCCTGCGGCAAGCGAACGAAACGGCGGACGGCAGGGGGCTACTCGGCAGGCGGCGTGGACGGAGCGGCGCGCTTCGTGGACCGGCGTGGCTTCGCGACCTCGACAGCGGGCGCGGCCTCGGCGGGCGGGGTCTGCACCGTGGCAGCGGCTTGGGCGGCCTTCATGAGCTGCTCCACTGCTGACAGCAGCGACTCGGGATCCTGGCGGCGTGCCCGCTCCTCGCTGATGAGCCGGTGCTGCCGCTCGATCTCCGTCTCCCACAGGCGCTGGCCGCCCACGGCGAAGGAGTGGAGCTCGTCGGACAGGGGGTTGGGGAAGTCGAACCCGCCATCGGGGCCGGGCTCGAAGTGGCCGTGGACGGGGTGGTCGAGCGCGGTCGCGCCCGTACGCGAGTAGAGACGCATCACGCGCTCCTTCAAACGAGAAGGCCGGAAGCGCGGCGGCTTCCGGCCTTGAGGGTGAGGTGGAAAGGATCAGGTGCGGCGCACCTTGCGCATGCGCAGGTTCTCCGAGCGGGAGACCGCCTGGAGATGGCCCGGGTTCACGCAGCGCCGCACATGGCAGGTGTGGTGCACGTCCGCGCCGGGCGGGATCTTCCCGTGAGCGAGCAGGTACGAGAATCGGTGAGCATCCATCATCTGTCCATGCTTCGGCCCGAAGCGGCCGTAGCCGGTCTTGGCGTTGACGCTCGCCGTCCAAAGCCAGCACGAGCCAGTCTTCTCGACCTTCGCCCAGAAGCGCTGCTCGGTTGTGCGCTTCGACGGGCGCTCGACCGACGGGTCCTTGAGCCACCGCCGGTAGCAGGGACGGCAGATCCCGCGCTTGTACGGAGGCTTCTGTCCGCAATCCTTGCACAGCAGCGGGACGTCCTCGGACGCCTTGGGCTTCCGCTGCTCGGGCACGTAGCCCCAGTAAGCGCCCTGGTTGCCGCGCCGGATGTTCTCTCGCCGAGTCACTGGCTCTAGGTGGGCCGGGTTGACGCATCGGCGGTGTGGGCACTCGGCGTTGTCCGCGCAGGTCGTGTCTCGCGTGTGGCATAGGTGGTCGAGTACGAGCCGATCTGGGATCGCGCCGACGAGGTACTGATAGGCGATCCGATGGACGAGGCGGGTGCCCGTCATGCCGAACACGCCGTAGCCGTTGGGCTGCCGGGCGCCGGCCCATTCCCAGCACTCGTCTTCGCCGCGACGGTCCACCTTGGCCCAGAAGCGACGCTCGCGCGGGTCCATGGTGGTGCCGTGCTTCTCCAGCCGGGTCGCGTGCTTGTGACAGAGTCCCTTGCGATCCGGCTTGTCCGGGCAGCCCTCGTCCGCGCACTTCTCTCCCCGGCGCTCATACGACCGCACGGGGTGGAGCGGGTCTCCGTGCGTGCGCCAGATGCCGTAGTGCCGGGCGCACCATCCCCGGCCGACGACGGGCTTGCCGCAGTCGGGGATGGTGCACGGCGCGCCGCGCGGAACTGCCATGGTGGCCCCCTGTAGGAATCGCTTGCATTCCTAACATGGTACCAGGTTGGCGACTCGTCAGATTCGAGATAAGCAGCTCAGGCGACGCACGAGAGGGTCGCCATCGCCACGGGCGCGCGGTTCAGGAACGCGCCCACAGATCGAATCTCAAATTCTTTCCGAGGCCCTCCACCTGCGGTGTTGGCCACTCGGGAAATCCCGTAGTCGAACTGGGCGGTGTCGCGCAGCGCCCGGTACTCCAGCACGCTGGAGATGTTGGCCTGCGGGAAGGGAACCCGGTCGGTACGGGCCACGATGGTGCCCGGGGGCAGGGAGGTGTGGACCTCGATCGGCACGGTCACGCCACCCGCCGGAGCGTTGACGATCTCCCCGACCCGGCCACCCGCGGTCACCGAGACACGGCCCGACGCGTCGGTGTTGAGGTACGTGGTCGCGGAGGACGCGCCGAGGATGAGGTTCGCGATCTCCTGGGCCTGCACCGCGTTGACCATGATCGCGGTGGGGGAGCACTTGACCTGCTGCCACAGCGGCAGGAACAGCAGGTTCTCGATCTCCGTGACCGTGCCGCCGGTGAGGGTCAGCGCGGCGCCGTTGAGGGAGTTGAAGATCGACGGGTTCGCGGTGCCGGTACCGGGCTGGACCCACTGCCCGGAGCCGTTGTAGTCGCCCGCCAGGGAAGCGAGGAACCCGTCGTAGTCGTTGGCGTTCGCCGACCCGTTGTCCGCAGCGGCGTTGTAGGTCGGGACCGCGTTGGCGGTGCCCTTCCACGAGGTGGACAGGTCCGGCGCGGCGGTCGCGGACGGCAGCGCGTTGTTGCTGGAGATGGTGGAAGTGATGGTGACCGTGTTCGTGGTCGTGGTCGTGTAGTAGTACCAGGTCGTGCCGTTCGCCGAGTAGAACCAGTCGTACGCGACGGCGCCGCGCACAGCGGTGACCGTGGCGGTGATGCTGTTGGTGCTGCCCGAAGCGAACGTGGTGGACGCGCTGTTGCCCTGCGAGTTCCCGGACCCGTAGTAGTAGCCCGAGCCGGTGCGCGCCGCGACGCCCACGTACGCGGTGACCGCGCCGATGGTGCCGCCGGTGGCGTGCTGGGTCAGCGTCGGCGCCGCAGGCTGCGCGAGCGCGAACGACTGACCGCCCATCAGCTTGCGGTCGTCGCCGATCAGCACCTGGTTCAGCACCTGGAACGTCGCGATCGCGTACGGGTCGCCGTAGCCCTTCGCCAGGTCGTACGCGTCCTGGGTGACCAGGCCGGCGAAGCCGGTGGGCTTGTACCGGGCCTGGAAGTCCTGCTCGAGGAAGGACACCTCGTTGGCGGCGTAGTCGAAGCCCATGGACGGGTCGGGCTGCGAGTTGGTGAGGTTCATGATCGCGCGCCACACCGCGTACGGGTTGCCGTCGGGAGACTGCTTGCGGGCGACGATGTCACGGAACGGGGTGACGACCGGCACCAGGGAGACCAGGCCGGACAGGTCGTAGGAGTAGATGCCGGTGGACTCGAGGATGCCCGTGGTCTGGGCCTTGCTGATCGCGGCGAGGGTGTCCTCGCTCACGTTTGCGAGCGGAGCGCTCACGATTTGCCTCCTGGGCATGCGAAAGCCCCCGGCGGCGCGGCCTGCTCGGGGGCTTGGTGTCTTGGGTTGTGCGGGGCGCCTACTGGCGGGCGCCGCCGTGGTGGATCTCCTGGAGCTTCGCGATGGCGAGCTGCTGCAGGTCGATGGCGGCCTTGTTCTGGTCGCCGGACGTGGCGCCGCGGTAGAGCTGCTTCCTGAGCTCTCCGACCTGCGCCGGGTCGACCTGGGTGGCGCCTCGGTCCTGGCCGCGCAGCACGGCTGCGGGCGGGACGGCTCCGTTGGTGAACACACGCGGCTCGGCGGGCTGCTCCTCCAGCGCCCCGATGCGGCCCTTGAGGGTCTCGACCATGCCCGCCAGCTCCAGGACGGCTTCGCCGGTGGTGGCGATCGCGTCGTTCTGGGTGGCGCTGTGGGTCTTGAACACCTGCTCGACCGCGGCCAGGAGGCTGCTCTTGAGCACCTCTTCCGAGGTGGTGTCGCTGTTGTGGGTGGACTTGGTGACGTCGCCGTCGTCCTCGCTGGAGGCGGGGGCGTCGGCGGGGGTTCCGGCCTCGGCAGGGGGCTGCGGGGTGAGGTCGGGAGTCTGGTCGGCGGCGTCCTCGCTGCCGGGGTCGCCCGCGTCGTCGCCGGGCTGGTCCATGTCGTCGGCGTCAGCCTCAGCGTTGGCGACGGGGGTGATGTCCTCGGGGTCGGCGATGCCGATGAGGCGGCCCTTCTGGTCGTACACCACGACCATGGGGGTCTTCTCACCGTCGGCCTTGCCGACCTCGGTGACCGGGGTGCCAGCGACGGGCTTCGGCTCGGCCTGGGCGGTGCCCATCGCGGGCTCTTGCCCAGAGTCGGCGGTGGCGTCGGCGGCGGGAGTGGGCTTGGCCATGTCGGCCTCCTCGTTGGCGGTCTTGGCGACCTGGAGGCCGCTCTCCTTCTCGATGGGCGCGGCGGGCAGCGACGCCAGGACCTTCTGCAGGGACTCCGCGGCCTGCCGGATGGCGGCCTCGTTGGCGGCGGACAGGACCCGGCCGGCCTTGGTGACGGTGCCGAGGGCTTCGATGGTGTCCAGCGGAGCGGTGTCGAACCCGGCGACGGCCTTGCCAACGGCAGCCATGACGTCCATCGCGCCCATGTCGGACTCGGCCTGCTCGGCGACCGCGAACGGGGCCAGCACCGAGATGGCGTAGTCGATGGCGCAGCACGCGTCCTGCAGATCCATCGCGTTCTCGGCATCGTCCGGGTCAGCTGTGGCGGCTTCGAGCATTTCCCGCTCGGCGAGGATGTCGATCGCGGCCTTCGCCCGGGCCAGGATGCTGGTCCATTTGCAGGCAGTCGCGGCGTCGATCGCTTCCCACGCCGGGGAACCGGGCTCCGTCGGCGAACCAGGCGCCTCCTCGCCGGGCTCGGCAAGAGGCACGGTCGGGTCGAGCCCGTCCACGCCGTCGTCCAGTTCCGCGTCGACGACCATCTTGGTGACCTCCTTGAGGCTGCCGTCGGCCGCCCAGTTGTCGGGGATCTTGCTGGACGCGCCCAGGGACTTCGCGCGCTGAATGATGTGTCGCCTCACCGCGTCGTGCGATCCGCCGCCGCGGCCGACTGCGTGGATGGCCCGGTCGAGGTCGGCCTCGTCGGCGATCGGGTAGCTGCCGTCAGGCATCGCGGCACCCGTGGCGGCGAGGTGCTTCCGGTCGGCTGTGTCGTGCTTCTCCTTGGCGACCTCTTCGCGCTGCCGGGCGCGCTGCGCTGCCTCGTGCATGAGCTTGGCGATCGCCCCGGGGCTGCCGGTCATCGTCACGGTCTCCTCCCGGTCGGGCTCAGGCTCGGCGGTCTTGCCGATCAGGTCGCGGACGAAGTCCGGGGCGAACAGCCCGCGTGACCCGTCGGCCTGCTTGGCGATCAGGAACGTGGTGCCGTTGGCGGCCTTGTCGACCAGGTCCACGCGGGGGATGTCGGCGTCGACGAGCTCCGTGAACTCGTCCTCGATGGGTGTGCTCACGTGCTGCTCCGTCGGGTGATGCGCCGCGCCATGCCCTGCGGCGAGAAGCCGGTGATCCGGCCGGACTTGTACAGCTGCCAGGAGCGCTCGTCGAGGATCGCCCCGATACACCAGTCGCCTTTGCGAACGACGGTGTCTTCGTCCACCTGCCAGTCGGGGAAGCGCCAGATGAACGACTCGACGAGTTCCGCGCTGCCCTCGGTGCCGTTGGCGTGCATGAGCCCGATCAGGCGGCCCTTTTTCATGAAGTTCCAGGCGGCTTTTTCGAGTTCTTCGGCGGTGAAGTAGTCCCGGCCGCCGTCGGCGCCGCGGCGGATGCGCGGGTCGGGGCCCGCCTGGTAGGCGATGCCGAGGACGTAGCGCTGCTCAGGCAATGGGCACCTCCTAGGCCGGGACGACCGCGCAGCGGCAGCGTGGGTGGATCGGCGGATGGGAGTCGCCGGACGGGAACGCCGCCCCGACGGTCCGGGGGTCGGCTGCCGCGTTGCGGAGGCAGGCGGGGCACACGCGACCGTCGGCCTCCGCTGCCCAGCGGACTTGGCTGACGCCGAACTGCTGGTAGCCGTACAGCGCGGCGAGCCCGGACGAGCGCGTGATCTCAGTGACCGTCACGGTGAGCGCCGAACTGACGCTCCCGAGCACGTCGACCAGGGCGCGGCCGATGACGCTCGCCGCAGCCCCGGCCAGGAGACCCTTCACGAGTTCGCGGGCAAGGTCCCGGCGGCGGGTCTCCGCGATGCCCTCCGCCGCGACCGGCGCCTCGTCCACTACCTCGGCGAGACCGTCCGCGCCGCCGCTGTCGGCGACCAACTGCTGGGCGGTCTCGGTGTCACCCGGCTGCCAGCCGCCGCGCTGCGCCCGCTTGCCCGTGGCCGCGGCGCGGGCGGAGGTGAGGCCGACGAGGTACCCGTCCGTCCACAGCCCAGGCAGCGCACACGCCACCGGGGTCACCAGGTCGAGGCCCTGCGCGGCAAGCCACACGAGGGCCGCGTCGGTGAGTTCGTCCTTGTCCGGCTCGCCCTCCGGCGGGGGCTGCTG